CATTGGCTGCTTGCCGCCGGGGTCGAACCCAGAGGAGGCAGTGATGCCAACAAGTTGCGCATGGCGAAACTCGGCTCGGTGGGCAGAGCAGAACTGGCTAGGGCTGCCCATGACGCGACGCGAGGGGTTCCTCGAACGGCTGAACATTCGGCCAAGTGCGCCAAAGGCAGAGAACTGAGCGGCTATGGAGGCCCAGGCGGCAGTACCGGAAACGAGTGGACCGCAGTCGAGTTGGCGAAGCGCGGCGTACATTATCTCCGAGAGAAAGCGGTCGGACCATACAATCTCGACTTCGCTCTGCTCGACTCCAACATCGCCGTGGAAATCCTCGGAGGCAACTGGCATTCGTCTAAGCCCACCCACGCTGTGCGAACCCCATACGTCCTCAATGCGGGATGGCACGTCGTGTTCGTGTGGGACGTTAAGAAGTGCAAGGTCGGCGCCGGAGCGTTGGACTATCTGGTCAGATTCGACCAGGAGGCCAGCCTCGACCCAGCCGCGGGCCGTGAGTACAGGGTGATTCGGGGTGATGGAAAGCTCCTCGCCACCCACCAGGCGGATGACGACCATTTCCCCCTCGTACCACCGTTTGTACGCAACCTCAGTTGATGGACCGTTGACAAGGGTGTCGCCGGGCACGCAATTGCTGTGTGCTTGGAAGTCGGCCGACGCTGCCGACCGGTAGACGGCTCCCCGGACTGCCAACATGGCGCAGAACGAGCAGCAGCCCGGCTCGGTCTCCCGGGCCCAGCCCTTCGATTTCCGATCGGATTGGACGGCCCCGAGGATGGTGTCGCGGCCGGTGTCGAGGATGTCCTTTTCGGCCACCCCGGTGACGAGGCTCAGTACCGATTGGAGGTCGGGGTTCGGCTGCCACAGGTCTTTGGTGGCCCACCGCATACCAGTGTCGATCTTGTCGGCGGGGGCCGTCGGTGCAACTGACACGGTGAACCTGCCGGGGATGCCGGCGGCCTTGCGCTCAGACTCGTAGTAGTTGGCCGCCTGGGCACCCGATACCAGTCCGAAGTGGTGGATCAGCGCCGTGATGGCGGCAATGAACGTATCCCAGGAGGACGGCTGGGCTGGATCGAGCAGTTGGAAGGCGTTGTCGATTGGATCGGCCAGAAGCGACACCAGGGCCGCCTGGGTGGCTTGCTGGGTGACCGTGGTGGCAGCGGTGGCCGTGGCGGCCGCTCCCGTCGAGGGATCAGCCATTGGGGCCGGGGATCGGCATACGGGACGCCTTGCCCGTCTTCGGCACCATGAGTCCCGAGGGAGCAACGCCCATTCCCGGTGGTGTCGCCACCTTCGGCGTACCGGGCACGTTGGCACCGGAGGCGATGTCGCCGGCCAGCGACTTGTCGACCCTGGCTTCCTTGGCGATGAGGCTGGTGGCCAGTTCGGCCAAAACGGACGCGCCCTGGTCCAGCAGACGGTCGGCGGCGAGGCGTTGACGCTCAAGAGCGGTCCAACCGAGGCGTGCCAACACAGGATCAGAGGTGGGGGGAATTGACCCACCCTGGATCTGCCGGAAGATCGCCTGCGATGTCGCATCCGGCGTCGGGATCTCCGGGCTGCGCCAAAGCGTCTCCATGCTCTTGGCCTCATCGGGGATGTGGTTGTCCCGAATGAGCAAGGCGAGTCGCATGGCGTCTTCCCATGCCCCCTCGAAGCTCCGTTGCTTGCGCTTCACCTTGTTGATGAGCCGGTCGCTGTTCATTCGGATCGCATCGGCCGATGATGGATTGACCGTGGTGATGCCCAGGTACTCAGAGGGCAGCCCGGTGATGGATGTGATGATCTTGGCGTAGGTGTCGATCACCTTCGTAAAGGCGTCGGGGTTGTACGGGGTGAACTGGCCGACGGTTGGGACATTGCCGTCCTCGTCCCGCTCCAATGCCAGCACCTTGCCGAGGTAGGTTTCCCAGGCCGACTTGGGTGTGCCGTCGGGCCCCTGGAACGCTGACTCGGAGGCGCCGAGGATATACCGCTGGGGGGCGGCATAGAACTCCCGCGCCACTTCCAGGCTCATCAGCGTGCGGCAAGCGGCGTCAGTGAGGGAGACGATCTCGGGGGTGATCTCTGACCGGCCGTAGCGGTCAGTAATCCGCGCCCGGTTGGCCATCCTCACCACTGGCACCTGGCCGAGGTTGTGCTGGTCACGATCGAGGACCAGCCACGAACCGGTGGCCGACTGGGAGAGTGAGATGGTCTCGTTCGGCAGGTAGAGCGTGGCCTGTCGTTGCCGCTGGAAGGTGAACAGGCGGAATGCCGACGTGATGGTCCGGGTCCGAGCGTCGTACCGGCAGGCAAGGTCGAGGGGGGACTCGACGGCCATGATCGGCTGACCGGACGGGTCGTCGTTGGTGCCGACGGTGATGAACGCCGATCCGTAGACCAGCCCGTCGAGGTGGGCGAGTTGGGACTCCTCGTCGAGGTTGTTGGCCTGCCAGATGTCCCACAGGTCGGTGTCGGCGTCGACCCCATCGGAGAACCGGAAGCCCTCCACGTCCAGCCGCTCGTCCAGAGAGTCGACCACGATGCGCGGCCAGCCGATGACGGTGTGGAGGCGTTCGAGTTGCGGCGGGACGGAGATCCCGAGCGAGGCGATCCGCATGAGCCCGTCGTAGTAGGCGTTGTGAAGCTCCAGGCGGAACTTGCGCTCGTTGACCTCGGCCGACATTTTGTCGACCAGATCTTCTTCGTCCTGGGAGAGCGTGCTGAGAGGAAGGGACGTAATGGTCAACTGAGTCACGTCCTTTCGCTATGTCAACACAATCATCCGTGCTTGACGCTTCGGGCGTATCCGCCTCTGCCATTCTTTGGTCGCCAGGACGGTTCGTCTGGTCATCCGGGCGCCGATCATGCAGACCGCAGCGTCAATTTTCCGGGACGAATCGGGGGATTCCTTGCGGATGATGACCAGGCCCTTGTACCCGTGGCGTCGGGCGTTCCCGACGTGTCGACCCAGAGCGTCGTCACCGTCGTGGGTGAATGTACCCTCGTTGATTTCGGTCTCGGCGAACTCGGTGGCGATTCCGAACTGATAGGTGTGGCCCTGACCGCGCATATCCCAAGCGAACACCTGGGGGTCGGTGCCTGAAGGGGATGCCCAGATCAGTACCTTGTCGCCGTGTCGCTCGGGCCAGTTGACCTTAACGAACCCCTCCCACTCCTTCACGTCGGCGAAGAATGCCATGACTGAGTACCGATCGAAAGCACGGTCCACCGCTGCGTCAACCATGCCGACAGGAACCACAGAGTCGGAGTTGTGAGCGTTGCTGGGTTCCCATACACCGAGAGAGAAGACGTGCCCATCAGACATGCAGCACCCGATCAGCGCCGTCCCGTCTCTTGACTTGGACCCATCAAAGAACATCACGATGTCCTCGCCCTCGGCGACGACACGTTCGGTATCGGCGAGAGCAGCCCACGCCATCGGGGTTGTCCAGGCATCTTCGGCGGCGGTGGGTTGGTTGAGGTAGAAGCGACGGGATACGTCGGGGAGGGTACGGGGGTCCCATATCCGGTCCTTGATGGTGGTCAGGTCGACCCAGGAGCAGTCGTCGTAGACGAACTCCAGGGCAGCCGTCAGGGAATCGTCGTCATCGAGCTTCGTGTCGGGCGGCGCTACCCGGGCGTCGTAGAGGATCTGCGAGGTGCCCCGGGTCCTACCCTCCACTTGGGCCTGCCAGGCGTCGAAGGTGGTCTCGGCGACGGAATCCGCCCCCGGCTCCCATGCGTTGGCAGTCTCGATGGCTCGGGACGATGACTTGGCGAGGTTCCGGTCGAGGACACCCGCAAGGGTCGGGCCACCCGTTCCCGGGGTCCACCACTCGGTCTCGTCCTCGATGGCAAAGGTGACCTGCGCCCCCTCTGCGGCTGACGCTGAGGAGGTGATGACCTGAAGTTGGCCACCCGATGGGGTGTAAAAAACCGTCTTGCCGACCTCGATCGTGTATTCCCTGACCAGGCGAGACTTCTTGGTTGCCATGGCCCGGACCATCCGCATGGTGTTGGCCGTCTGTGATTCGGCAGTGGCCGCGATCTGCACCAGGGGCAGGTCAACCGGCTTGCCGAGACACCCACCGGGGAGGTTCGGGTCGAAGTCCTTGAGGCGAACGGGGCCGACGAGTTCTTCGAGGGCCAGCACGGCGGCTGATGGGGATTTGCCCGAGCCCTTGGCCAGGCGTCGGGCGGCGTGGTGGTAGAGCCACCGCCCATCCTCGCCGACGGCATACCACCACACC